GTCTCGATCATCGTCGTCTTGGTGTGTTTCGTGCCCTACTATCTTGACGGGGGCTTCCTGAAGCGACCTGGCGCCGATCTCTTTGGGATTGCCTATTTGAACGCGGCACCCTTCTTGGGACTGGGGTGTTTCGCCGTCGGCAGTCTGGCCTATGACCTTTACCGCTGGGGCGCCCTGGCAAAACGAAAGACACTTCTTCGCTTCCTGGAGGTCTCCGTCGCGGTCGCATCCGTCGCGATGTTTGTTGTCTATCCGATCGCGGGAAATGAGTGGGGGCTAGTGCCGCTCGCTATCGCGATATTCGTGTTCCCGTATGAGTCGGGGCCCATCTCTCAGATTCTTCGAATTGCGCCACTGGTCCACCTTGGACACATTTCTTACTCGGTCTACCTTCTGCATTTCCCGATGCTTGCCATGATCGACGTTGGAAATGTCGTTCTTGAGAATGCCGCGCCGGAGGTGTTCAGGTTGTATCGAGGGCTGTGGGCCGACAAGCTTTTGTATGTAGTCGCCCTTCTGCTTGCTTCACATCTTTCTTTCCAGCACTTCGAAAAGCCAGCCGCGAAGTACGTGAACAGAGTGCTCGCCCGACTGCCCGGAAAGGCAGTCAGCGTCTAGTCTCGCAGCGATCATGCCTCAGGCAATGCCGTATACCGCATAGCTGCCCGAAGCGATGTTCCCGCTCGAAAAGAGGAAGCGGATCGCATCAATGTCCGCTGCACTGTTGCGGATACCGCCCCCTGCGTTGAACTGCGCCACGTCGTCCGCACGATATGTGATGCCGTCAAACTTGATCTTACCTTTGACCGCACTGGTTTGGCCAAGAAGATCTACCTCATAGGTGGCGCCCTCTCCAGCTCCGTTGCCAATGGTGTTGCCCAAGTTGATCTGCGCCGCGGCCCCCTGGGCTGTGCCAACCGAACCGCCAAACACGGCCAATAGAGCAAGGTAGTCTGACGCCCCGCTGTCATACGAGACGCCACCATTGGTTGACGTCCGGCAATAGAGCGAAGCGCTATCGGTAGCCGGGGTTATGTTCGTGAGGATGACCTTGATCCCACGAAAAGCCGTGTAGCCGGTCAGGTCGATGTCGAGGGTCGCCTGACTGGACAGTGTACCGGACGCCAGCAGCTTCGTGCCAGGCTGCAACGCGTCCACATACGCCTTGGTCGACTGCTGGCTTGGCGCCTTGGTAGCGCTATCGCTGGCAAAGTCATCTTCATCCAGCAAGCCTGCAGCGTTGATCTGATCGACAGTCGCCTTGCGGCTGTTGCCGCCCTGGACGACGTGAGCCAGTTCGGTGCCGTCCAGGGTGCTGGCGGCTGTCAGTTCGGCAACAGTTTTATTGGCCATGGGTCATAGTCCTCAGGCATGAAAAAACCGCCTCTGGAATGCCAGGGCGGGCGAACGTTTCGTTGATGCGGATAGGATCAGGCGATTGTCAGGACGCCGTTGGTTCCGTCGAAATCGATCGTGAGGCTCTCGCCCTCTGCCAGGGTCAGATCTGAACCGTAGTCGTAGAACCCGATCAGATTATCGCTGGCGGCCGTGTCATTGTAGATGACGATGTATCGGAAGGCCGCGATCGCGCCGCCCGTCGCCGTCAGGGTGAGGTCGTTCAGCACAAGCTTGTAAGTGCCGCCCGTCTGCGAGCTGGCGGAAGTCGTGATGTTGCGCGAGGAACAATTGGTGTAGCTGATCTGGGTCAGGTCGGCCAATACCGAGTTGCCGGCCACAGGGGCATTGGCCGCGGCGCAGAGTGCGACGACAAGCTGATCACTGCCCAGATTGTGGACCTTTTCCGCAAGGGCCTCGACGAACGCATTGAACTTATTGAAAGCGGCCATCTAGAGGCCCTCCGTGCTGATGATGAGGAAGTCGGTCCCGCTCTGCATATCTCCGGATAGCAGGAGCAGATCATCGCCATCCGACATATCGCCGGAAAGCTCGATGTAGGAATCGGTGGACAGGTCGGCAGCCACGCCAGTCAGAGTGAATGTGCCGGTTCCGGCCACGATCTGACGACCAGCAATAAGGGGCGCCCCTGACCCAGAGATCGTGTAAGTCCCGGTGCTCGCAATGATTGGATAGTGCCGCAGCAAGTGAATATCAGCGTCACCGATCGTGAACGATCCAGCCTCCGCATGGAAGATGATCCCCAGCTCAACCTCGATGTCGTTGCCGGCGACGACAAACTCACCAGCGTCGACATGCATGACGAGGTCGCGACGAAGGTTGCTCACACCACCGGCCAAGGCAAAGCTTCCGGTGTCGGTGCGAAGGATCACGGCGCGACTAAATCCGGCGTCGAAGCCGGTGAAGGTGAACGGCGCCACATCGACCGGGAATTTGATAGAGTAGATCAACTCCACATCGGGACCAAAGATCCGGAATGCATCGTTTGTGCCCAGCACCAGAAGGTCATTGCCAAGGCCGGACAGAGCAAACAGATCATCGCCGTCCGACATGTCACCGGAGAGCAGGAGGTAGGGCTCGGCGGTGTCTGGGCCCTCGATATGGATGATCAGATGCCGCTTGAGGGCTACGTCCAGCCCTTCCAGGTCGAACTGACCGCGAAAAGCCAAGAGGCGCTCGTCCGGCGACCCATAGTCCCGGATATATATCCTCGGATTGTACATCGACGCCCTACGGGTTCTGGCTCATTTCCGAGCAGCGAATGACATTGGTGCCCTTGGGATATGTCGCGCTGATCGTGCTCGAAACTTTGATCTCATAGGTGTGCGCATCGGTGTCGCCGGGGTCGTATGAGAACTCGAAGGGGGTATTGACCTGGGCGCTAGGTTGGCAGTGGTCAGTAAAGCTCTGGGTCAGAACTGTATCGACATAGAGCCCGACAACCACGCCATCGTCATCTGCCGACCCCGCGCCGGTCACCCGACCGACGTTGCCACAGACGATCACTCGGCTTTCGGCGTAGAGGCACTGAAAAGACTGGCTCGCCACTGTTGTCGCTGCTGTCGCTGGGCCGGCCGCCGTCACCAGTCGAGATGGCGCGGCCTGCTGCACCAAGATGCCGCCCTGGACAGTCACCTCGGTCGTGCCGCCGGCCGTTACCAGCCGGAATGCGTCGTCGGCCGCAGAGAAGATGATTTCCGTTGTTCTGCCGGCGACAATCGAGCCGGCCGAGAGCGCATCGCCATCCGGGCTCAGGATGTTCTTGGCGCCCACACTCGATATGTTGATCGTGGCCGGCCCGGTATTACTCTCATCGGCAATGAAGGTGCAGCGCAGGCCATCGCTATAGGCCGTGAAGCCATCGGAGATAGCGACAGAGGCCGTGATGGTGTTGGCGCCAGCGACACCGGTCAAAAGCCCGCCATTGAGCGCCCACAGCGCCAGAAGGCTGTCGCGCGCGTCCGAGGTCCAGTCGGCGCCGGAACGCCCGCCGGGCAGCGTGGAAATGTCTCCAACGTCACGAGAAGCCATCAGCCGAACCTTTCCAAGAGCGTCGAGTAGATTTCAGGGGCCTCATCGACCAGCACCAGGCGCGCCCGCTCTTCGGCAAGGCGGGTGACATCCGAGACAATGCAACGATGCGTGAAGCGGCTGACCGGCCCGATCACGAAATGCGCTCCGGCCAGGTCAGTAGACGAGAACGGCTCGTCCACCCGGATCAACCAACCCTCCGGCTGCTGCTCTGCCGCCACTATGGTGCGCATTTCCGTGCCAGTGGGCGTGGTGACGATGACCACGGACTGTTCGCCAACGGTGAAAATGTCCACGGGGTCGAAGATGTTGTCCACGTCGAACAGGCTTTCCGTGCTCTCGCTCGGGATCTCCTGGTCGTATGAAAAGGTCGTGGTGTCATAGACCGTGCGGATCCTTGCGCCTGAATGAGCGTCGTCGAGCAGGTCGGTCACGATGCTCACCAGGTCGCCGCGGTCGCAGACCAGTCCTTCAATGGATGTTTCAACGATCCATGCGCGCCGCCCCTGATAGTGCGCCTGCAGCATGTCGAACAACGCGCGCCGCTCGACCAGAAGGGCATTGGAAATGCTGTCGTAGGACCGGACCTCATAGCCAGAGAAGTTCGTGTAGAATGGGTTGTTGACTTGGATTTCATCATCCACGTAGCCGCGGTCTTCGTTCTGAAACTTGCCACGGATGCCGATGGGGCGCTCACCCATCACCCACTCAACAGAGACCGAGGCATTGCGCGGCGAGAAAGCCATCACCGGCAGATCGCCAGAGCGGTCCCGGAACCAGTCGACACCAAAGCCGTCCGAAAACCGGGAGCGCGCGAACCCGGCCGTGGCATAGGCGTCCAGCACCTCTCGGGTAGAAGCGCCGGCATGAACCGCCGAAACCTCATAGCCTTGATCGATGCACTCCTGGCGCCAGTCCACGAACTGCTGGTTGATGATCAAACCAGTGTTTATGCCGTGATGGACCAGGTAGTCATAGAGCACCTGGCGGTAGTGCGTGGCAGGGTTGGCGGTCACGACCGGGTCAGCCCAAGCATCCCCATCCCAGTCCATCACATAGCGGCCGCAAAGAGCCGTAACGTTGCGGACATTCTGCCCCTTGGCCTTGAGTGCCAGCAGTGCCACCTTTGGGCGTTGGCAGGGTTGTCGGTTCACAATCACGGTCGCCTGGGAAACGGTGATCCGGCCGACATATGCACCCTGATCCACCGGCACTCTCCAGACGGCGCCGTTGTCGTGGGCCCGAAAGAAGGACTGGATGACGCCGGCATAGGCATAAGTGCTTGTCGTCAGTCCCGACTGCAGCATGGCCAGTCCGCGCACTATCTCCCACTCATATTCCTGCTTGGGATAGGTGGCCGGGTCGAGCGTCACACGGATTGCATTGCGTCGCCCGACGATGTTCTGCACATCCCGCAGGCCCGAGCCCATCACGAAGTGCGCATCCGCCTGCCATTGATCGCCAGTTGACCCGTCCGAGAGAATGTAGGTGGCGGGCGGAACACGCTGGAAGAACTCATACTGGATTGCCCCGCCTGCCCCATCTTCGCCAAATTGATCATCCCAGCGGATGCGAATTTCCTTCAGGGCCGTCGAAACATCGCGCCCGACCAGGTGGATTTCAGGAAGATAGAACCATGCACCCTCACTCCCTTTGGGGCGAAAGCGGATGCGCAACGGGACGCGAACTCCGGTGGCAGCGCTATCGGACTTGATAAAGCTATCGATCTGCAGGCGGATCGAGATTTCCTCGAGCTTGGTATCGGAAGCCGTTTGGAACCGGACCGGCGTGGGCTCAGAATTCGATGGGGTCTCCTGGTCAACTAGCGCTGTGCTGTCCAGAGTGAAGGTCACCAGCGCTTCACCAACACTGGTCGGCTTAGTGACCTTAGTGATGAAGGTCTGAACGGTGGTCGTTTCGTCGCCGTCCCGGATCAGGGTTTCGATGGCTGGAAAATCAGTGACAGGAGTTTTGTCGATCTGCACGTCTGCGATCTGGTGCCGGCCATCGAGAGCAAACAGCCGATGGACGGCCTGCTGACCGTTGTCCAGGAAGAAATGCGGATAGGCGATTTCCGGCGGAGCAATACGGCGGAGCCCTGCCACGACCGGCAGATAGGATTCCTTGGCCAGCAAGTTGCTGTCGCTATCGACATTCGCGAATTGACGCGCACGCTCGGCCGGCGGCGAGTTGAGTGCCTGAATTGCCGATTGCTGGGCTGGGAACAAGGCGTTGAGCGCAAGCTGTGCACCAATCCCAAGAGCCGCGCCAGCCAGTGCCGCGCCAACAGACCCCAGGACGGGCGCCAGGAAGGGCACCGCAACCGAAATCAGAACGGCCGCCGCGACCGCGAAGAGGTCGCGCACGAAGTCATTGAGGCGATACCGGTAGAGAACGGCATCAGACGCTTTGGGCCGCACATGCCGCCACATATGCCGCGGCAGCTCGATCCAGTCCTGACCGGCACCTTCAGGCGCTCTGACCCAGGCAGTCAGCCCGTCGAGGTGCGCATGCGTGGCCACGGCCATCTCTTCGACTGTCATGCCATAGGGCATGGTCAGCCGTTCCACCGGCAGGTCAACGCCGTTGGCCTTGTGCAATGTGGTGAGGGTCATGACTTGCGCAGGTATCCGGTGGTCATGGCTCTGATGAGCCGGTCGGAAAGGGGCTGATAGACACAGCCGTGAGACTTGGCCGAGTGCAGCACCCGGTTCTGAAAGACGACGCCGACATGCCCGGCAGCGAGACGGCCGGAGCGCATCAGGATGAGGCAGTGATCTTCGGGCGACGGGATGGCTTGCCACCCCTGCCCTTCGTCGGCCCACCCCTGCACGCTGGAAGGGCCAGGAGGGCGGTCAGAGCGGTCGGTAAGCTCGATGCCCAGGACATGCCAATACCAAAGCTCCACCACGCCCCAGCAGTCTGCGCCGGACCAAGAGCCCCCGCCCGGCACATGGGGAACGGCGAGGAGGCGGGGAATGGCTTCGGTTGGGGTCATGGGGCACTCATAGAAAAACCCCGCCGTAGCGGGGTCAGGCAAGCGATATGCACGCTGCTCACTGTATCTCGACAACCATGGGTCCATCGTCCTCAATGATCGCGAACTTCTTTCCGGCCAGCGAGCGATCCGTGTGATCCTCTACCCTTACGGATGAGACGCCGGTATAGCCCTCTGGGTAGTCGGAATAGCCACCGCTCACTTCTAGGTCGCCGTGTTCATCTTCGACCTTGCGCAGTGCCTCAATCAACTCTGAAATCTTCATTTTCTCACCACTATTCGCAAGCGCAATTGTAACACATGCGGCGAGCGCTATCCCAGCCATATCCCCGGAAAGTCCTGTTTTGTCGTCTGCTTGAAGGGAACAGGCTCGAGCAGCCCTGCCCTCGGAGCCAGTTCAAAGCTGATGCTCTCCGATCGCCCCGATGCATTCGGAATCACCAGCAGGTTCATTGTATCGATCAGCGCCACGTCCGGTGCATCGACATTGATCAGGATCAGTCGGCAGTTCACCCGCTGCCTGGCACTGTCCATCGCCCGGCTGAAAAACCTGTCAACATTGCTGATCGTGCCACGGGCCCTGGTTTCCCCGTCTCGGGTTTCGGGCAGCTCTATCTGGATCGCGGCCCGGCTATAGGTATTTCCACCACAGACCACGTCTTCCGTATTGATCGCTGCTCGGTGGACCAGTGATTTCCCATCCTCCTGGAACTCCAGCAAGATGATGTGCGGGGACCGGATAGGGTCGCGGTTGAGCTCATGCCGCTGCGAGGATGATGGTGTGGGCATCAGATCTGCTCCAGAACCACTTCAACCTGCCATTTTCCGGCATAGCGGTGATCCAAGGCCGGACGCCCAGCAAAGCGAACCTCATAGGCCACGCCGTCCCACGGATGGGTCCAGTTGAACTCAAGAACACCGTCATCCAAGGTAGTTTCGTAAAACTCGATCAGGGCCGTTCGCTGTTCACTGGTCAGCCGCATCGAATAGCTGAAAGTGCGAAGAGCGCGGGTAAACCGCTTCCGCCGTCGAAGGGCCCCGACCTCCCCTTGGTCCTGCACCCAAGGATCCGTGGCGTTCTCCACAAAAGTGCCTGAGATCATGCACGGCAGAGACGCGGTAGGATAATCGATGTCTGCCATTACCGCCTCTTCGCTGACGGGGCCAAGGAGAACCGCCGGCGCATGCCGTTGTCGAAATCACCACCGGCCAGTTTGCTGCCAGCCTTGGTCGCGCCTTGCTCAGCGATGCCAGGCGCCGTTGCGGCGACAACGCGCCCGCTGATGTCGGTCACGTACGCCCCGAACTTCTCGTCATCCGAGACGACGTGCAGCTCCAATTTCGCCGGCTGCGCATTCGAAGATGGAAGGGAGGGCAATCGGATATCAACGGGCACTTGGCCGCCATTTGGCAATGGGATGACCGCCTCTTGCCCATGAACCAGGCCCCGGACCTGCCCCCTTGCGCCGCCAGTGTTGGCAGTGCCAGAGGCAAAGCCTGGGAAAGCGGGGAAGAACCCGCCCCCACTGCCGCCCCCACCGAAAAGACCGCTTGTGATGGCGTTGATCCCCATTTGGATTAGGTTGCGCGTGAGGTCCTTCACGACCGAGTTTAGAATTTCGCCTGCATCTTTGCCCTCGAGTAGACCGTCCACAATTGTGTCCAGCGCCTGACGCCCAGCATCCGCCAGTTCTTCAGCGCTCTTCTTGGCCTGCTCTTGAGCCTCAGCCAGCCGAGCAGCTTCGGAAGTCGCCATGGCATACCCCGTGGCGAGCTCATCAATCTTCTGGCGTCGGGCATCATCCAGCGGAAGACCGGCCTGCTTGGCGGCATTCTCCAGATCGATTTGCGCCCGGACACGTTCCAGCGCAAACCCATAGTCATTTACGGCAATACCAAGCTGACGCTGCAGTTCGGTTTCGCGGTTTAGGGCCTCGATGCGCTGCTGCTGGGACGCCAAGGCCCGAGCAAATCGATCGGCACCAGACTTGCCGCCGCCACCGCCACCGCTCGTCGCAGGCGGCTTATACTGAGGGTCATTGACGCTGATCGGCTCGCCACCATTCACAACGATCCTGAGCGGTTCTGGCGGAGCCTCGCCGGCCAACGCCCTGGCAAGAGCCTCGTCCTTCGGCGTCTTCCCGATCATCTCGAAGGTCTGCTCGATCACGCGCGTGGCAGCGCTGCTGCCCACCGAGAGTCCAGCGCCGCCGGTTAGATTATTTGTGGCCACGGCGAAGTCGAAGCCGATCCCGCTACTCGCGCCTGTGAGATCAGCAATGGCATTCGTCAGGCCGCGCACTACTGCCAGGCTTTCGTTCAACCCACCCACGAACCCTTGAAGGGGATCGGCGATATTGTTCAGGAACACGGCAAGGTCAGCGATGCCGTCGCCAAGATTGACAATGCCATCGGCCAGCAATGCGCTTGCCTTCGTGCCCTTATCGAAATCCCTGGCGACGTCGATCAGGCGAGTGCGGAGGTTCTCCATCGCCTGACCGGCCGTCAAAGCCGAATTTGCGACCTTCTCCTCAAGAATGGTCGACCCGATTTCGATGCCATCGAACAACGCCCTCGAAGACAGGTTGCCGTCGAGCATGATTTGACGGAGCTTGGCAACGGAGCCCTCTGCCTCTTTGATGCCGGCCGCCGCGGCCTGCAGGATAGTCGGCGCGCCTTCCAAGAGGCTGTTGAATTCCTCTGCCCGGACAACCCCAGAACCAAGGGCCTGGCTCAACTGCAGGAGGGCCCCGCTGGCCTCCTGCGCCGATTGACCGGACGCCCGGAGGGCAAGGGCGATGTTATTGGTGAAGCTCAGCAGTTCATCAGAACTGACACCAAGCTCTTTCTGGACTAGAGACGCTCGGCCGTAGAGCGTGACCAGGGCCTCTAGCGGCGCAGCGTTTCGAAGGGCAGATTCCCTCAGGCTGTCATAGACACGCTCCAGTTCTTCCCCTGCGAGCCCCGCAACCTTCAGGCTGTTTTCGATCCTAGTAGCTGTGTCGATCAGCTGGATGGCACCGCGCGCCGCAGCAGCCCCCGCGAACGCGGCAGCAATTCCGCGCTGCAGGCCCATGAAACCAGCGTTGAGCCTACTGTTCATCGACGCGAACCGGCTCTCGATCTGCCGAGACCTAGTGTTCGCGATGCCATTGGCCCGGTTCATCGCCTTTTCGAAAGCCGCGGTGCGGGCCTCCAACGAGACGACGAGCCGCTCGAGATCTGTCGCCATGCTAAAGAACCTCGAATGTCACGATACCAGCCGGGACCAATCGGTCACCGTCCAGCCAATAGGTCTGGGTTGAGAGGGTACGAGGGCCGTTATTGTCCGCTTCAATCCAGGCGAACAGCTCGTCGGCTTCGGCATCAGTGAGTTTGGCTTTGTCCTGAGGGGTATTTGCCTCGACATATCCATGCCAGCAGGCGAAGAACTCCCACATCGACGCGGCCTTGACCTGCTGAGAGGTCCACCCCATCGCTGCACCCATGCCGAAGATCAAGGAGAAGCGGAATTTTCCGTTGGGGAGGTCGTCGAGCTTTCGCCCTTCTCCTCCCCCTCGGCTTCCCCCGGGGCTTCATCAGGCGCCCCCTGCACGCCGGCGGCAAGGATGGCGTAGGCCAGCATGACGTTCTCAGCGGGCGGCCGGGACTCGACATAGTTCCGAACCAGCTTCAAGGCGTCTTCGGGCTTCTGGCCGCCGCCGATCAACCCAAGCCGAATGGTGTGGCTAATGTCGCCGACGCGCCAATGCTTTCCGGCCAGGCGCTCCAAGAGAGCAAAGGGACCGGCATCGGTCGCCTCCTGAAGCTGGATAAGCTCGCCCCATCCGAGGCGAAACCGGTAGTCCGAGTCTGCCCAGCTTAATGGGCCAATTGAGGCGTCTCTACTCATGCTCGCGCCAGTCACAGTAGATTTTCAACTCTGCTGCCTTTCTTTAGATTATCCGACTGCCACAGAGGGCGAAGGTTGGTTAGCGCCCATGCGGCGCGAAATTCTTCGCAATCCGTAGTGTCGTACTCAAAAGATGCGAGCGGTCGGATGTGGTCGATGTGCCACTTGCCGTCCCCATACCCGTAATTGTGCCAGCTCATGCCTTTTGAGAATTGCTTCTCAAGGTGAGTCATTAGCTCTTCAAAAGAGTAGCCGAGGGTGGCCATGGTCTCTTCACTTCCGGCCGACTTAAATCTTACTCGACGCGCCAGCGAAGAGCGAAATTGCCGCTCTATCCGTCCACGTGGCGTGGACATCTCGCGCAAGTAGGTCCGCCTTTTTGAGGCAGCTCTCTTGTCGGGATTAGCCCTGGCCCACTCTCTTTTGTAAACGCTTAGATGCTCAGCATTAGCGGTCGCATACTGCTTCTTGGCCAGCGCGATCTTCTCTCGGTTGGCTTCACGCCAAGCCTTGCCTCGCTGTTTTGCGCGGTCCTTATTATCCCGGCCCCACAGAACAGCGCGCTCTCTAGCGATAAGCGGTCGGCATGGAGGGCAACTTTTCTGATTGGGGCCTGTCTTAGGGACAGTCTCTCCACACCGGCAGCAGACAATGTACGATTGCACCTCGGCCCTTGAGCCGATATCAGGCTGATTAGCCACTTCGAACCTCACCCGTTCGTCTTGGTCAGAAGCCGAGCATGGTGTTAGCGCACCAACTCGGCTTCGCTGATTCTAGCGGGTTTCTTGGTCACATCAACTGTTTAGTAGCGGGCCGAGTGCCGCGTCACGGCTCATCAGGCTGTGGTCCGAACCATTTCGCCGTCGCTGACAGCGTTCACGGTCAGGGTGACGCGCCGGCCGTTGGTGCCGCCAACTTCGAGCGGGCCGATCTGGAAATTGCCGGTCCAGGTGTCGGTTTCGCTGGGCCATTCGATCTCCAGCTTGCCGGCGACGGAGTCCGTGCTCTCCCAAGCCGTAAACCAGGTGTCCTTGGCCTCAACAGACAGCACACCCTCGCCGGAAATGCTGATATTGCGCGAGGTCGCGTCGTTGGCATCCCAGGGCAGATCGTCCGGGCTGTCGCAGTCGCTGAGCTGGATGGTTTCGAAGCCCTTGCCGAAGGTGACGGCGCGGGAATTCAGACCGCAGGGCGCCACATAGGTGCCGTTGCCGTCGATATCGAGCAGCAGGCGGACCTTGCCGCCCTTGATAGTGGTGGGCTGGGCCATCGTAGTGATCTCCTATGGGGTTTCGATGGTGGCGGTGAATTGGACCACGCCATGCTTGATGGCTGGGTCCGGGTCCGAAAGAATTCGGGTCAATTCCCACTGAAGGGAGACCAAGGCATTGACGGTGAGAGCGATATCGTCCGCGTCGTGGAGAGATCGCTTGATTGCATCGCAGATCTTGCGGCACTCGACCGTGCTCGCCGCCTCGCCTGCCCCGCTCGACCACACGTCGAGCTGAATGGTGATTTCCTCGCCATCGAGGCAGTCAAAATCATCCGGCACCGCGACGGATGGGCCGGTGGTGACATACGGGAACGGCGCATTCACTTTGCCCATCGCATCGGTCGGCGCCCGATCGAAAATCCTGGTGGCCGGAACGAGCGCCGTGACGGCAGACGTCGCCTTCAGGCGATCGAAGACCGCCCGAAGCAGTTCGAAGCTGGCATCCATAGATCAGCCTCCTGCGGCAGCACGTTTGGCGGCCTTGTTGACCGCACGAGTGACCCTGCCCTTCACTCGGCGCCGCACGGCGCGCCAGCTCGGGTAGAAAAACGGCTGTGCGGCGGTGCCTGGGTGCTGCGAACCATCAAAGAGCCCGCCGTTTTCATGACCCGATGTGCCGAACTCGACCCATCGGGCGTAAAATGCCTGATCATCGCCGGCATAGATCGTGATGACCATGTTTCCGGTCTTGCTGGCCCGGACAGTGCCCAGAACCATCGCACCCTTCGGCGCGTCGCCCCAAGTCCAGCCAATCGAATTGGCCAGTTCGCCGGAATCTCGCGGAACCAGGTTCTTTGCCAGCGCCACCATTTCATTGGCCCCGGCCTCCATGGCCTTGGCAATTTCCTCTCGAGCGATTTCAGGGATGCGCTTGAGCTTTTTTTGGAGGCGAGCAAGGCCAAGAACTGCCATCAGCTCACCGGCCCCTCTGTCACGATGAATTCAAGCCACTGTCGGCGACCGTCCGGGTCTGCCGGCGGCGATGCGATAGCCAGCACGCGGTTCGGGCTCCTGGCGTCGACAACTTGCCACCCCACGGTCACATCGAGCATATCGATCGAATACCTCACCAGACAGACATACGGCTGGCGGCCGGACAGGCGAGCGGCGGTGACTTCCTCGCCCCCTGTGCGCGGCTGAAGCCCGGCATAGGCTTGAAACTCGGTAGAGAACTCACCGCCGGGGATCTGATTGCCGAAGCCATCGTCGCCCATTTCCCGCCGCTGAAACAGCAGCAGATCGCGCAGCCTGCCAGCATTACGGTCCATTCTTCCGCTCCGATGCTGGCTTCTTCACCCGGACGCCTTTGCCCTTGGTTATTGCTGCCTCTGCGCAGGGCGTGGTGACCAGTTTCACCTGCCCCGGCAGATAGCCGATGGTGACGTTCGGCTGGGGCTTCCAGTCAAACGCCTGGTCGAACCGAACCCAGGGCATTCGATTACAGCGTGACGCCGGTAATCTGGATGTCGACGGCCAGGACCGATGCGGATTCGGCCAGGCCAAGCAGCACCACGTCATCACCCGAGGCGACATCGGCCAGAGGAGCAATGCCGCCGGCAACCGGGCTCAGGTAGTAGGCTGTGCCTGCGGTCAGGGTGGCCCCGATCGTCACGTCACCGGAACGGATGATCGAGAGCGGCTGTCCATCGCTGGCACCATTGAGCGCAATGCCGCGGGGAGCCTTGGCAGCAGCAGTTGCACTATCGGCATCGGCCAGTTTGTATTTGCCGTCGGCAGCGTCCTTGTAGACTACCTGCCCTGCAGTGATTGTTGCCCCTGCAGTACCTGCTTCAACAACGGCATTGGAGCCCTTCACGACGTTTGCCGCAGTTATCGAAAGATCGGCCATTTCAGTTTCTCCAGTTGGATGGGTAGTTCAGAAGAGAGCGCTAGACACCAACCCTGCGGATTGGGGCGATCAGCGCAGAGACCGAAAACGGGATTTCAGCGGCATCGGCCGGGCCAGATGCCTCCCGATTTGCATACAAGTGCGCTGCCAGGAGCATGACTGCCGCCTTGATGGCCGGCGGCACGGCGGCCGCTGCCCCGAAGCCGGCCGTGAATTCGACCAGGATCGCCTGCGATTCCGCGAGGTCGCCGGGAAACGCGAAGTCGTCATCAAATCGGACGTAGCTTCCCAGACTGTCCGACTTCAGCGAGTAATCCCCGCTATCGACCGTCGAAAGCGTGCCGTTTGACGCGCGATACTTCACGCTGGCGATCGTGGCAGCCGGCATCGGGAGCCGGAGCGTCCTGGACCAGCAATCGAAATCCTGGCGCCATGTCTGGGTCACAATGGCCCGTCCCAAGATGCCGCTATAGCCGTCGAGATGCGACACCGCTGCATTAAGGTATATTCCCAGCGGCCCGTCCTCGTCGTTATAGACTCCGTCGCTCGAAACAAGGCGCAGGTGTTGCTTCAATTCCTGAAGTGACACCGGGGTCTCTGCCGGGGCAGTGACGAGGACAGGGCTGTACATGGGCGCTACTTCCCAGCGCGCTTTGACTTGGACTTGGGCGTGATGACCGGCTCGCTTGCCGGCGCTTCCGCGGAAGCGTCAACAGCCGCAACATCGGACACGCCGTCCATCCACTCGACATCGCCGCGCTCGCGACGATCACGAGCAACAGCACCCAACAGGATCGGAGTATCCCCAACCGCAAAGGCATCGAACGGGCGAAGGACTTTGACTCGCTTCATGGCGATATCTCCTGGTTGTTGGATACAGGCTGGGGGGAGCACAGATGGTGTTGGGGTGGCAGGCCGCCCTACGCCCACAGTGCCGGGTGAGGATCGGGGTTCAGTATCTTGGCCGACAGATCATCGCCGTACTGGAAATTGGCCATCTCCATGACGAAGCGGTCGGGCTTGCGGGTTCGGTAAACGCCGAACTTGTGACGCTTCCACTCTACCGCCGTCCCGAAGGGAATGCCGGTAGCGTTGAACAGTTCGACGCCATTGCGCCAGACCTGCAATTCACCGCCCGATGGAATGGGCAGGGCGCGAATGACAAAATCTTCCGGCACGTCATCCTGCATGGCCGCAGCGGTGTGCCGCACGACCGTTTGGCGTTCTTCGCCCTCGTAGTGGTAGGTCCGGAAAACTAATGCGCTTGGCGTTGACTGGACTTGAAGCTCAACGTCATCGTTGAAGATTTGGAACAGGTTGCGCGTGCCATCGGCATAGACGCCCCTGGCCTTCTGGCTATAGGAGAACCACCGTTCAACCCCGTAAGGGTGATAGCCGATGTAGGCACCAAGTTCCGCCCGATCATAGAGGGTTGGCCGACCTATATCACCTTCCCATTCATCGCCCTCTTGCACTTCGAAGCGCAGGAAGTTCGAATGGGTCAGCGACCGCATGATGCTGTACGACTTTTCAGCACTGTCGTTGTGGTAGTCTACGCCGTTGTAGGCGTATGGCTCCGCCAGAGAGATCGTTTCCCACTCTGTCGGGTCTATCGTTTCCTCAAAAGGGCTGTAGAGCGCGACCCCTCCCAAGGTCGCAAGCCATTGGCGAAGCCGCGTTGCCTTCGCGTCGGAAAGCGGGCGCGTCACAAGTATCTTGTTGACGTCGATCAGAGCGAAATTCGCTGCCGTTGTCGAGGCATTTGCCCCGATCCGGAGCCGCGTTGTTGAAGTGCCGCCAAGCGTGCCGGCGGCTTCCCCGTCTACCTGGCCGTCAACTTCACCCGTAACGCCGTCCGCAAGGAACTTGCCCCGGAAGACGTGAATGCCTTCGGTGTCAACAGCCGTGCCGTTAGCGCTGAAATTGGCCGAGCCGTCACCCCCCACGGCCCGATTGCGATTGACGCCTGACGCGCCGACGCGGCCAAGATAGCGTGCCGTTCCGACTGTGCCAGTGTTCCCATAGGCAAAGAATGTATTGAGCGCCGTCGTCGCCCCCGGGCGACTATTTCTTGCGAGCATCCATATCTCGCACTCGGTGCCACCGGTTGGGAAGGGCACGCTTGCCAAGGTGAGATGATGGGCCGTGCCGTCAAACTCTACTGCCGGGCGTCCATTAAGGCTGGTCGCGTCATAAACCGGTTGGTTGGCTTCTGTCGCTTGAGCTGGTGTATACGCCCCGATTTTATCAGCCCAGGCAGAAACCTTGCCGCCCGACAGCGTGAGCGTTGCAGCGTCCTCGGCGTCCCAGAAACCAAGCAGATCATCGCCCAGAGCAGTGATGGGGTTGTACCCCACGCCCTCTATTAGGGTGACATGCCGCACTGACGGGTGCATCAGAGAACAATACCCTGCAGCACGACCTGACGCGCCACGGCGGTCGCAGTGAAGCCGCCAACGGTCACCAGTCGACCGAACAGGCTGTTTCCGGCCAGCCGCAAATCCTCTGTCAGCGCGCCCGTCTTGACGAAACATGCCGCGCCGAGATCGACAGGTGTGCCGAGACCGATCGAGCCCCGATACGACGCGAGGTCCGCGGAAGCGAGGGTCCATGCATCGTTGTCAGCTTGAGCACTCGGCGGCGTCACCGAATAGAGATGCAGCGTGTAGCTCGTTTCCCCCGAGATGATGCCGGTCTGGTCAATCTTCAGGGAAGCGCTGAGCACGCGGACAATGCTCCCCGGCGGGACTGTGTCGCCATCGGGGAACGTGAAGACAAGCTCCTGTGCCGCTGCAATGATGTCGCCAGCGGAATAGGCGGCTGCTGACGGCAGGAAGCTCGCAGGGGCGACTACGCCCGCGCCTTGATAGTTCTTCCCAGGCATGGCGCTAAACCGTAATCACGGGCGGCGCCGCAACGCCGGCCGATCCGACTAGGATCCAGCCGACGGTGTCATCGACATACTCGAGGTCCACGATGTCGCCGGCATCGGCAAAGACGATCGTGGCGAAGCCGCTGCAGGTCGCCGGGGTCAGCGTGCCATCGCCGCCACCATCAACCACCAGGGCGATATTGAGACGCTGGCCAGCAATGCCATTGGCAAGGGTCAGGGCCTCTGCGTCCGCGCCAGTGGTCTTCGCGACGTATCGATGAGTGACAGGGATGGCCAGAACGTCGGCCGCGACCGCCACGGAACCAGCGAGATCAGCAACAGCGTCCATCGCATTGAGATTGGCGGCCGATGCGGTGAGCTCGACGCCATCGAGCATCAGGGCGCGATCGCCCTGGCGAAGTTCAGCGACCATCATGGCCTCCTGATTTCAAAGGGGAAAAGGGGAAGAGGCGAGCCGAAACCCGCCTCTATGAGGTTAGGTGAAGGGCACCATGGCCGGCGGATTGGCAGTCGGCTCGCGGGATGGGTGGCCGCAGACCCAGATACCAGCGACGAACAGATTGCCGGTGTTGGCCGTGGTGTCGTCGATGGTGGCGCGGACGTACCGCTTGCCGCCGGTGTAACCGATCTTGCGGCATTCGTTGTCGTCGCCAAAGGCGAAGCCAGCGAGCAGTTCAGTGCCGTTCAGATAGGCATCGTCGACGGCCGCGAAGGTCGAACCGTCGTCGCTGTCCTCGATGAGGACGGACCAGACCGCGTCAGTGTCAGTCAGAGTGCCGGTGGTGAGAGCCAGCATGACCGAGTCATAGCCCTGGCGATCAAGAATGGCGGACACCTGGGCGGTGCCGTCGGTTACAGCCGCCTTCGGCGGGAAGGCCTGAAGAAGATCAAGCCCACTGGTGATGTCGCGCATGGTAGCGCTCCTTGTCTCAAATGGAGGGGGAGGCCGGCGGCACTAGGCCGCCGACAATGGGCTTAGGCGCCGAACTTGAGGAACTTGATGCTTTCGAAGTTAATGACCGCGCCGCCAGTTCTTTTGGTCGTGTAGAACTTGACATAGGGCTTGGCGGTGAATGGGTCGCGAAGCACGCGAACACCCTGGCGATCAACAATCTGATAGCCGGCGGCGAAATCGCCGAAGGCCATCGAGAGCGAACCGTTCGCCAGGTCCGGCATGTCCTCGGCGCGGGTGACCGGATGGCCCCAGATCGTCTCGGGCTGACCGATCACGAAGCTGGGCTGCCAGATGTAGTTGCCGGTGCCGTCCTTGAACTTGCGGATCTTCGTCACGACCTTGCGGCGCGTCAGCCAGCGGGCGTTCGGAAGGTATTCTTCCTTCAGCGCTCCCATGACATCGAGCAGCTTATCGGCCGGATTGGCCGCGGCGAAGTCGCTGGACACGCCCGTCACCACGTGGCCGATGGTGCCCCACGTCACGCCGGAGCCATCGTCAGCAGCGGTGGCGTAGCTGGTCAGGCCGCGGATCTTGCCAGAGGCGCCCGCGACATACTCGGCATTCTCGAAGCGGCCAAGCTTGCTGCCAACCTTGCCCGACAGCCAGCCTTCGATATCGACAGCCGCATCATCGAGCAGTTGCTGGGTGGCCTTGGGCTCGGTGTCGATCCACCACACCGGGATACGCCACTTGCCGACTTCCGGAGTGTCGGTGTTGCCGCTGGTGGCATGCTCGCCAGCATAACCAGCGCCGGCCTCGTCCAGGTCTTCGATGCCTTCGAGCGCATCAGTGGAGATGGTCTGCTGGCTGGCGATCTGCCGCATCGGCGACGTCTCGTAGACCTTGGTTACGATACGACCGGTCACGTCCGGGGTGACGAAGTAGCCGCCGTCCGTGTCCGAACCGACGGAGAGGGTCTTCACCTCCTCTGGAGTGAGGTTTTCCTTGCCTTCACGCATGAGGTGGTTGTGCGCCGACTTGTAGGCGTCATAGCCCGCATCATCGAGCGGGGTGAACGCCTTCTTGCGGTCAGCCGCATGGGCGCCCAGGACGGTGTTGAAGTCCTTCAGTTCGAGGACGCGCTTGGCGTTCTCGGTGGAGCCCTTGATGCCTTCGCGATTGATGCGAGCCTCGAGCGCTTCGCGCTCCTTGCGCTCAGCCTCGATGCCAGCTTCGAGCTTGGTCTTGGCCTCGACGGCCGCGTCGAGCGCGCTCTCGACCTTGCCCATGCGCTCGATCAGAAGGGGGTCAGTCGTGCCCTTCTTCTTGATTTCGGCAAGCTGCTCGTCATGGGACTTCTTGAACGTGTCAAAGGCTTCCCCCTGCTGCTTGAGCAGGCGGGCGATTTCTTCGGGGTCCATGTGGACCTCCTATGTCTGGATTACCGGGAAAGGGTTGCGATGTTGCGACGGATCATTGCCGCCACGTCTGCGTCGTCCTCATCCCGAGGGTCCGATGCCTTGAAACCACGCGAGGCAATCGCCTTCGCCTGGGCATTTGAGAACCCCGCATCCCGCAGGAAGTCCTCGAATTCACGAATTGTCTTGATGGCGCCTGCGCCCTTAATGGCCGACACTCGCGCCTTGCCGTTTGCCGGGAAGGTCACGACCGATACTTCCATCAGGTCGATTTTCTTCAAGGTGCGGCGCGGCTCGTCGGGCTTAGTGCCCAGCGCGAATTCCTTGGCTCGATAGCCGATCGACATACCGTCGAGGGCGCCTTCCTTCATGGCCCCGTGGATGGTCTTGCCACGCTCGGTATCGAGGTTGATCAGCCGCCCCTTCACATGCAGGCCGGTGTCATCTTCCGACATGGCCTCCCACATGCCGATCGGCAGAGCGTCCATGTCGGTCATCATCCAACCGCCATGCTGCACTAGCATCGGCGGGAGCTTCTTGGTCTTGTTCCAATCCCGCAGCGTTTCCTTGAACGCGCCTTTCTGGATGACGTCACCATAGCTGTCGACATTGCCGAAGACGGCGCCATAACCCTCGAAAGCTCCTGGCGTGCCGCCGTCGGCGAATTTCACCTCAAGCGGTGCATAGAACGCATCATGGCGCATTGTCGTCTCCTGTCCCATCGGGATCGGCCGGCGGTTCGTCTGGTGGCGTGGCGGTTGCGGCCGTGATCAGTTCGGGGAACTTGTCGCCGCCCTCGACCGGATCCAGCTCCTCGAGCGCGCGGACCTCATTGCGAAGCATCCAGCCAGGCTTTTGTGTGTCACCCAGGGCCTTGGCATAGAATTCCGCCCGATCCTTAGCGGCACCGCGCATCAGGGCGTTCGGATTGAACTTGGTGTAGTAGCCGGCCTCGAGATCTTCTTCGGTCAGCAGATGGATGTCTGCGCTCTCCTCAAGGCGCTTATACCAAGGCGACAGGGTATGCACGACGTGAGCGAGGAACATCTGCTCGGCACTGGCATAAGTTGCCGTCTTGTCCGCGTGACCAACCATGATCGGCATGACGCCGAAGGCGCGGCAGATTTCCTCGATCTGGTGCTTGCGGCTCTCCACCAACTGCTGGTCGACCGCAGACATGGAAGTCGCCAGCCACTTGGCCTCATCGTCGGCAATCAGCGGCTTCCCAAAGCGCTCGCCGCCCGGAAGGTGCTTGTCCAGCCATGCCGACAAGAATTGAAAGCGCTCCGGCGATAGCTTTTGCTTCATCGACAGGACGCCGGACGTCTGAGCCCCGTTCTTCTGAAATTCGGCCTGGCCCTGCTCTAGCGTGATCGAAAGGCCAATCGCCTCCCGCGCCAGCTTCAAGCCGTCCATGCCGAGCCAACCATTCCATGAAGGCCCGCGGATATGCCAGATGGCGTCGGCGCCGAACACCTGAACTTGGCCCTTGCCGTTGTTCACATGATATTCGAGGGACTGATCGTCACGAAGCTTCGGCTCAACACGCCCCGGTTCGATCGCCACCATCTCCACGATCTTGCGGGCGATGCCGACGCGGTTGACGAAGACATAGGCGTTGTAGCCGAGTAGGACGTGAAACATGATGGTTTCACGGAATTCGAAACTGGTCTGCCAGCGGTTCGGACGGCGATAGAGCAGCTTGTAGAGCGCGTGATCGACTGCTGGCTTTTTGATCCTGCCGTCATCGATATACGGCCGGAACGGAACCTGAGCCACGCCGTTGGCGATGACCCTGCAGCACGCCAGGACCGTTGACACTTCCAGCGCCGTCGCAGCATTGACCGTCGCGCCTGAGCGGGAAGATCGGCCGCCGTAGACCTCCTTGAACAAGTCTAGGCTGGACATCTTCCGCTCGCCGGAAATCCAGGCGGCGACCTTCTGCCTCCAGTTAGCCATGCTGCTTTTCTCCCATGGCTTCCCAGAATGACTTGCTGTCAGCAGCTACAGGATTCCGCGCCATCAGCGTCACGGCATTGAACATCGCCATAGCCGGGTCGATCTTGGCGTCACCGGCGGATTGCTTAGTTGCTCGAATACCTGTGGCCGTGGGCTCGATCTTCAAGTTCGGCACGCACCACTGCATGAGCGGGCCGCCGCAGTGCTTGAGCAGACCGGAAGCCAGCCGGCGCTCGGCGCCCTTGATGCTAGACATCATCCAGCCACCCTGAGGGGCCGCCACCAGAAGCTTTGCCTCCTGGGTAACGCCGATTTCATCGAGGGCATCTTCCATTTCGCCCAGGCCAGAGGCGTCAACTGCCACCCCGCCCAGCAATCCCATGTCCTTGATCCGGGTGATGTGCTCAATGATCGAGGCCACATCGCCCAGAGGGTTATTCAGAATGGTCAGCTCGCCGGCGGCTTCGATAGCCCGGAGCCTGGTGGCGATTGATTTTCGGCGGTCGAGCACCCCGCTATGGCACCAGGCATGTGACCAGGAGAGCCAGCGCTTCATGCGGCGGAGCGTCTTTTCTCCGTTGATCTCGAATTCGACTTCGATCTCTGTCGGCTCGCGGCCAAGCACATTGAAGCCGAACAGGTCATCGAGGCCGCCGCCGTCGATTCCGACCACCGCCACTTCGGAGCGCTCCAGCAGTCGCGCCAGAGCCTCGAAATGTTCCATACCGGCCAGTTCTCGGTCAGTCGCAGCATCCCAATGGTCGGCGCCGGGCCAACGATTGGCGCGGAGGTTCAGACCGATCTCGATATTGAGATGCTTCGCAAGGAAAGTGGCAATCGTGGTTCGATCGCCGGCCATTTCCTTTCGCAGCTCGTCCTCGATCCACTCCTTGCTGACAGACCGCCCGATGTTGGGATTCGTCACATAGAAATTTGCCGGGTCTTCGTAGGCCTTTGCCTCGACCATGGCCTGAGGAAACTCGTAAATGACCGGCAGAAACTTCCGATCCTCGACCTGGCCGTCTCGCACCTGCCGGGCATAGTCCAGCTTCGCCTTGAACACACCGGCCGGCGGCTCATCGCTCTGGGTCGACAGATAGATGACAAAGCCTTCCGGCCTCGACACCAGACCGCCCGTCGCCTCGCGAAGCATCGCATCGGCATGCGGCCGCTTTCCGAACACCCAAAGCTCATCGATCAGGATCCGGCCGGACTTCTTGCCCGATACCGTGTCGGTGTCGGCCGCCACTACCTTCAAAGCCGCCTTGGTCACCCGATGGGTGATCGTCCGCAGGTGATCCTGGACGTGCAGCAATTCCTCGAGCTCGGCATCGGCGCGCACCATGGCCGCCGCCGGCTTGAAACTGTTCTGCGCCACCTCAATCGTCGGCGCCAGGATCAGCAGCTCTTCGTTGTGCCTCCAGTTGATGATCAACGCCGTGAGCATGATGCCGGCGGCAATTGTCGACTTGGTGTTCTTCTTGCTGATGAGCAGGAAGAATTCGCGGATCAGTTGCGCGCCAGTCTCCGGGTCGTTCGCGCCGAATATGGCGGCGACGAAATCGAATACGAACTGGTCGCAGACCTCGCCGAACGTCGGCTGCCCCGGAAGGTCAACAACCTTCAGGGACTTGAACACCTCCAGCGCGTGCTCTGCCTCGTCCGGGAAGAGCGGCGCAAAAGGGATTAAGCTCTGGCGAGCAACAATCCGCTGCTCCCAGTCTGTGCAGGCCGTGGTCCAGTGCTTCATCAGCTATTGCTCGAAACCAGACGCGGTCCCATTCGCGGCGCGAACTTGCCACCAGACGATGCCGCGCTCTCGGCGGCATCCTGGCGCTGTTGCTTTTTCCCTTGTGGCACACCGGCCTCATTCAAGGTCTTCATGGTCGTCGCCAGATCTTTGAGCGTCTTCGAGCGCTCGCCGAGAGAAATCGCCCGCAGCAGCGCTTGCCGGCGCCGCGGGTCACCCTCCTCTTGGCAGATCATGTCCTCGAGCTCGCCAGCATGCGAGGTAACTGTCTCCAGTTCGTCCATGAGACGACCGGTCAACGACCTGGCGCGGTCGGTCAGAGCCTCAGGCTTTAGCGACACCGGCTGGATGATCTCCGCCTGTACGGTTGTGGTGCGCTGCGCCTTCGCCTCCTCGAAGGGCGTCTGCTGCTTTGGCTTGCGCTGCCAGCCTTCGCCCTTGGCCTTCTTGTTGATCGCGGTGTGCGAGACACCGTACCAGCGGGCGATTTCCCGAACCGTCATAACACCGGCCCGAAAGTCGCGCTCGATGCCAACCCAGTCTATGGGCTTGTCTTCTTTGCGCTTTTTCATGTGGTTTCCAGCTTGGTTTCCACTTGGAAACTTCCAGCGGAGGAAAAAATCTCTGCGTGAGGGCGTCGTGGGTCCGGAAGGCGAAGCCTGTCCAGAGTTTCACCCACCCCCCCCTTGGGTTAGGCCCAGCCTTGCTCCTGGGAGCGCTTCTCGCCGTCGTGGTATTCCTTCGAGACGGCCTGAAGGTTGTTGATGTCCCAGAACAGACGCTCATCGCCCTTGTGGGGCACCTTGTGGTCAACGACTGGGCTGTTGGGCTGGTTCGGTCCACCGACCAGCATCACGCCCGTCTGCTGACAGGTGTAGAGATCGCGAGCCAATACCTCGAGGCGCAGCGCCTGCCACCTGGCTGACTTGTACCAGGAGCGCACCAGCGCATCAGGGCTATACCGAGTGTCCCTCACCTGCCTTGCGCTGTGCAGTCTTGGGCCCATCGGCTTGAGCCGGGGCTTGAGGGTGGTAAGCTTGGGCATTAGCGAACGGTGAACTTCGAAGCGTCGATGATCGCTTTCGCCTCGGCATCCATATCAATGGCAAAGCCAGCATGTGCCAGTGCAGCCAGGGTCAGGATGCGCGCCTTATACCACCAAGGCAGCTTGATCGAGAGTGTCGCAGATATCCGCGCCATAATTCTCTCCCATGAATTCTCGCGCTTCTAGCCTCCTATGGGAGCACCGTGCGCGCCGGTTTCATAATTCGGGTGCCGCCTCGATATCCGGAAACGAGAACGATCCTAGCCAGGGTGTGTGCTGGCGCTGGTAAGGGAGCCTCATCATCAACCAAGCCCTCCATCGGGCGAGGTCTAGAGGCCCCCATCTTGAAACTGGAAAAGAAAAAGGCCCGCCGAAGCGAGCCAAACTTTGGACGTCAAAAAGACGAGGGCTTAGCGATGCATCGCTAGCTGGGCCTGCCCGGCGAAAGTCCGCTACAGAACAGCAGGTCGTCCTGTAAGGACGATTACGCCGCTTCGCCCATGCCGTCAACCAGTTCAAGGGTGTCGACGTCGGTGAATTCCACCGGCAAACCTTCCTTGCCGTCCGACACCACAATAGCCCGAATGGTGCCCTTTTTTGTGATCGCCTCGATGCGGGCCAGAAGTCGCTCTGCCGAACTCATCGGCGCCGTGATGTATCGGCCAGGCTGCATTCCTGAAAGCTTCGAGCTACGGACTGCCCGCTCGACACCCCGTCCACCCTTGCGCATCTCGCGGCGCACCTGGCGAACCGGCTTGGCATCGTAGGCCATGGCGCGTTGGGCCCGAATGATCTTCAGGATCTCATCTTGCGGCAACGCGAATGGATGGCCATCGACATAGAGCACACCCTTAACGCCCTGGCACTGGCGAAGCACGTACCAGTTGGCCGGGCCCTTGAAGCGCAGGAACACATAGCCACGCATGGCCGGCCGCCGCTTCATGATCGGCTTCTTCGTCCGGTGATGGGTGCGGAGGACCCCAGTGCGGGGAATATGCACCCCATAGCCACGGCGCCGCATCTCCCGGGCCGCCTTCTTCTCACAATTGGGGTTGGTCTGGACGATGTACCAGAATTCCTCGTTCGGCGTCATTCCGATTGCCCTTCCTTGGCTCGCCCGCTGCGATCGTATTCCCTGAGCGCAGCCTTGATTTCTTCCATTGCAGCAGAGGGGCCCATGCCTCTCTGGACGTATTCGGTGACCACTTCCCTGACCCGGGAAACAAAGCCGAGTGGCCTGTCAGCCATCTGACGGCTCCGCATCCCCTGCCCTTGCCTGTTCGGTTTCGGTTGGTGCGAGGTGGTCTTTGGCGACCCAGAAGGCGGCTCTGGCTGGCTTGACGTAGTGCGACCAGCTGGGGTCTTTCACGGCATCCGCCATTGCGTGAGCCATCTTCTCGATGATCTGCTCGTCGGTCATGCCGGCACTCGCTCAGGTTCAGGTTCCGGCCAGCGGGTCTTGGTCCGCAGATATCCCTGCTTCACCACTCTCTCGACGCCGGCCGGGCCATGAGCGCGCCTTGCCCATCCCAGCCATTCGCTCCACTCGGCAATGCCGGGCTTGATGACGAAATACCCGTCGGTGTCGATTTCTGGGGCATCGATGAACTCAGCGAACATCTGCTTGCGGAGATAGGCGACCAGCGCCGGAATGCGCCGCTTGCGCCGGATGAGGCTGGTGATGACGGTATCGGCCAGTTCGACCGCAGCCTTCCGGTTGGACTTCGAAAGCTGGTTCCATGCGCCCTGGGCATTGTCCTGCCTGCCACGATGAGCATCTGGCCAAATCTTCCAAAGATCGGCGAAGCCGAGCCCCCCGATTTCGGGGGGTTGGGGGGTGTTACCGGTTCCCTTACTGGTTCTATTACTGGTTAGTGTCTCAGAGCTGTGAGACATGGAAACGGCCGATTTTGAGACATGGCTCTGCCCATTTTTGAGACATGGCTCTGCCTCTGAAACCATGTCCAATCCAGTTACACGGCCCGCAACATCTAGTGGCTCGAAGTCCTTTTCGAACGCTAGGGCGTACTTGGTCGGGAGCCGCCGTTTGGTCTCCGGATCGAGGCGAAGCTCGCGCCGGATGATGCCGGCCTGCTCGAGCTCGGCGAGGATGCGGTTGACCGAGGCGCGACTGACCTCTGCCATGTCGGCAAGATAGTCCTGTGTCGGGAAACAGCCCTGGATAGGGTTGTGGCAGTCCGCCAGGTGCCAAAGGATGATCTTGGCGATCGGACGCAGCCCCTTAACCTTCACAGCCCAGTTGGTGGCTTCATGGCTCATGGCGCAGCGCCCTCGCTAGTCTTGGCCGGGCGCACCTGCCTGCCCCACACCAATGGCTCACCAGCCATCCGAGCCTCATGGGATCGGATGGAATAGGTGACAGTCGAGTGATCCCGATTGCCGAAAAGCGCGCCGATATCCTGACCCGAGAGGATAGTTTCCTTCGAGATCCGATAGATCGCTTCATGGCGGGCGGTGATGGCTGCCTTGGCTTGGCTACGGCTGCACACCGCCTCTTTGGCGATCCGGTATTTTTCGCACGTCTCTTCGATGATTGCCTCGGCATGACGGGTGTCTCGCACACCGAACCCGGGCGACGGTTCGACCCAGAGCATGTCGCGCTTGACCGGTTGCTTTACCTGGGGCCGCCAGACGGCGACGAGCATAGGGTTCTGGTCGACAAGCTTCCGGTTGGCGCGATGCTTTTCGAGGGCATAGAGGACAGTCGTATGATCCCGCCCCAAATGCGCGCCGACCTGCGGCAGACTGCATTGAGTGTGTTGGTAGATGAGGCAGATGGCATAGTGCCGTGCCGCCACCGCTCCCCGCGTCCTGGCCGGGCCCAGGATGACCGTGGAAGGCACCTTATGACGCAGGCAAGCGAGTTTGAGCAGGAACCGCCAGCTGGGCGGCGACAACATGTCCAGCGGGGCGCCGTGCCGCGCATTGGCCTGCCGGCGCGGCTTCTTGGGCTTCGGTTCTGCCTTAACGTCTGAAACTGGCTCCCTCTGAATGTCCACCAGCATCGCGCCACGCCGTCGAGATAGCCCGGTCAGGCGCTCTCTCACCTGCCTGCCGGCCTCGATGATCTCGGCGGCCGAGTTGAAGGACCGGCCAGGGTGCGACATCACCATGATCGGCTTCGCCTGCACCCGCATTAGGTTGATGTAGGAGACGGTCATGCTACTGCCCTTTCATCAACTGGGTTGACAGATAGGGCCAATGGTCCTATATATGGTTCATCGAAATGAGGAGCCGACCGATGCACACCGTCACCGAAAACGACATTCGCGCCCGCCTCGAAGCTGCTGTTGCTGCCCGCAACGCTGCCCCCAAGACCCATGCGTCGGTCATCATGTTCAGCGATGGATCGGAACGCCGTGCGGAGCACACCAGCGAGGCTGCTGCCGAACTGTCCCTGCACAGCTACCGCCCGCTGATCGGCAAGCACCGCTACATCAGCCGCGCCACCGGCAAGCAGATCACCATCGTGTCGTGCGAAGTGGTGACGCTGTGACGCCAGCCGAACTTGAGACACGCGCCTCTGCGATCTACGGCAAGGATTGGCAGTCGCCCCTTGCCCGTCGCATTCGCGTGGATGCTCGTTCCGTCCGCCGCTGGAAGGCTGGCGAGCGAGAGATACCGCCTTGGGTGGATTGGGCGCTTGGCGTACTTGAGCGCCATGAGAGTGAGCGGTGATCATGCTGCTGCCTCTTGAGCTTCAGCCAGCGCATCCACCATCGCAATGCGAGTGCCTATGACCCGCATGACATTGACGGCCATGGAATTGCCGAGGGCCTTGTATCGAGGGCCATCCGCAGCGGGTTTGCCGCGGTAAGGGATGGCGGTGAAGTCGTCGGGGAAGCCCTGGAGGCGCTCGCATTCGCGAGGTGTCAGGCGGCGCACTGCCCATGCTTCGGCAACGCATGGTTGGCCCTGACCGGGCTTGCCGCCACCTGTGGTCAACTGCGGCGAGACTTGCCCATCACCGCCCTGCAAGCGGAGCTCGCCACGGCTGTTCTCGGCAAAGGCAACGGCCTGCACTTCGGCGCGGGCTTCAACGGTATAGGCGATATCAGCCTGCACACCGACGCCATCAGGACCGCTGGACGGGTTCTCGCGCAGCGCACCGGCTTGGATGGCATGGGCGATCACGTCACCACCTCGTGCACTTGGTGCCCCGCCCTGTGCAGTCAATGCCTGGGCGTAGGAAGCTTCGCGGGCGTTGAAATCCTTGTTCGAGTTCGAGGGCGTGATGTTGTAGGCGATGGGTTCCGCAACCAGGTTGCTGTCATCCTCTTGGCGCCGACCGGCATAGCCGCCCTTGCCAGCGCTCTCCGCGCCACGGGTGAGCGATGCGGCCACGACCGGCACGATGGGCGTTCCTCTGCCCGTACCATCCTCGCTGGCGTCGAAGCCTTCGCCGCGAAGCGCATGGGCCACCAGTAGCCCTTCTCGGCTCTCATGGTCTCCGTACGGATTGCTAGTGATGGCTGGCGCGGCAGCGGTCGCGATCAGCGTCTCCGTCTCCGCGTCGAGGCTTTGCTGGGCGGATGCTGTCAAGCAATATCCGACATCGCCAGAGTTCGCGATCAGTCCGCCGTCAAGGTCGAAGTCTGTGCCGAGGCCGCCACCGCCTGTAGGGCGGCTGCTAATTGTGGGGGCAACTCTTTGCCCCGCTTCTCGGCGCGGCGGAGAATCCCCGCGCAGGCTCGTGCCGTCAAATAGTACCGCTGCGGCACGTCGCCAGTCTCCAAGATATCCGACAACGAACACACGGCGTCGGCGTTGTGGGACCGCCCACTCGTATCCATGTGCTCGACAGAACTGAGCGTCCAACACTCGGTAGGCGAACCCATACCCGAGTTCGCCCAGCCCCCTGAGGAGGGTGCCAAAATCCCGTCCTCCGTTGCTGGACAGAACACCGGGGACATTCTCCCAGACCAACCAGCGGGGCCGATATCGTGCAGCAATGGCAAGATAGGTGAGCATGAGGTTGCCGCGGGGGTCAGCCAGTCCGGCTCGGAGGCCGGCGACTGAGAACGACTGGCAGGGTGTTCCTCCGACAAGAAGGTCAATTGCATGGTCGCCCCACTCCTGAAACTTGGTCATGTCACCCAGGTTGGGGACGTGCGGGTAATGATGCGCCAGCGCGGCGCTCGGGAACTTCTCGATCTCGGAAAAGAACACAGGCTTCCAGCCCAGCGAATGCCAGGCCATGGTCGCGGCTTCGATGCCGGAGCAAACGCTGCCGTACCTCATGCCCGCCCCGCAATGCTGTCGATGGCTTTCTGGACTTCACGGCTGCGGCGCCATTGGGCCAACTCTGACCGGGCAATTTCCGGCAAATTGGCAGGACGGCCAGATGCCGCCTTCTGCACGAGCTTTTCGCGCTGAGCCTTCCGCCGGATGCCGTGAGACTTGAGGGCTTCACGAAGCTCCTGGGCCTTGGCTTCCTGGTGTCTGATGGTCTTGCGGGATTTGGGGAGGGAGAGGGTCATCACATGTCGTTCCCGAAGAAGGCGCAGCCGGCGCGGTAGATCAGGCCAATGGCAGCTCCTGTGGCCAGGCTGGGCAGGATGAATTCCGCGTAGGGCATGGCTCACCTGCCCTGCATCATGCGGTCGAAGGCGTGCATCTCGGTCAGCATGGCGTCTGCCAGAAGCTCGAGCTCGTGAGCCTCTTCGTCCATCTGAGCGATGTCTTCCTGCAGGGCTGCGATCTGGGCTTCGTTCTTCTGCTTGGACACCCTGACTACTGCCAGGCGATCGAGCACGTCATCACGACGCTTCCGCACCTCGGCGTGCAGCGCGGCCTTGTTGATCGGGATCGGCTGATGACGCTCGGTCATCGCATCGTCCAGGCGGGCAACATTGTCAGCGTTCATGGTGTCCATCTCCCTTGGGGTGGTCAGGTTCGTTCGGCAGATGCTCGTGCTTCCGGCTGATCCTGCGCAGCCAGAAAAGCTTCAGCCTGTGCAACAGCGTCCCAGCCAGCCGCCGAAAGGCGCCGGGCCTTGGTGAGTTCGATGTCATGCGCAAGGGCCCTCTCCTGGCGTTCCAGCTCGGCTGCAACAGCCTCTTGAAGTTTCACGTAGACGTCGGCCCAGATCCGTTTGGGCTTACGATACCGGAGTGCCCAAAGCAGACGCTCGGGCAGCTTGTGCTTCCGCGCTGCTCGCAAGCGCGCAGCTTCGACCGTATCGCCGGGGCCGCGGTGTTCGCGCCTCACCAGCCAATCAGCCCAGCCAGCAGCCTCATCAACGACCGTGCAGTCAGTCATTGGCGTTTGCTCCGGAAGCAAAGGATATTTCCGCATGTGTCAAAGCCTTCCCGATAGTTTTGAAACCATCAGATGAGGACGGACACGAAAGGCGACGACGGATATGACCGAGATCAGCGACAGCTTGCAGGCACTGCTGGCTCGGCAGGGAATGCGCGGCAATGGGGCGGGAACCCCTGCGCTGCATGTGATGAAGTGGGCGAATGCCCTGCTCGACCGGGAGGAGGGAGAGGTCGAACCGATGCACTCGCCCGCCGGCGGGGAGGAGGATCGCCGGTTTGAGAATTCGGGAAAGGGACCGGACGCCAAAACGCCCGGCCAAGTTTTCAGGGACGGAAGACGTCACACAGCGGGAGAAACCACCGTGAACCTGAGGCTGGTCTACTCCAGCAACAGGCGACGGCCGACGCGCTATGTCATCGGTCCTCGGCTGGTGCTGATCGAAGGTGGCAAACGCTGACATCACCAAGCTCCAGTCGCGAGCCAGGCGCCGAGCGCAATGCCGGCCAGGAGCCACAGCGCCCATGCGAAATCGGTCAGCATCTTCGTGGTGTGACGCGCGATCATCAGACCGGCTCCTCGACGTTTTTGGGAGCAAGCAAATGCCGGAACAGCGCCACGTCCTGCTCTTGGGTCTTGGTGACGAGAGGGCGAAACCGCTCCACCGCGAACGATCCATCAGGGGAAAACGGATTTGCTGTTTCGGCTAGCGCCACAACAAGTTGTGGACGGCGATACCTGCCCCGACCGTCGCCACAAGGTCTGCCGACGCGGACGATTTCATAGACCCCGCCGACCCTCAAAGGCATATCGCCACGTATGTACGACGCATCCACGCACACACGCTTCACACCAGGTTTCGCCCATGCGCTCATCAGACCGGCTCCATCCACAGTTCGAAGGCGCGGTAGATGTCGTCTTTGCGCTTCGGGTGCTGGCGGGTCAGGGTCTGGGCGATAAGGCGCTTCTGCTGCTCATTGAGCATCCGGCCTTCGACATTCCAGCGGATCACGTCGATCAGAGGATCCGTGCCGTTGTACTGGACCACGGCATAGGTCAGCGGCGAGCCATCGAGCTCGGTCATGTTCCGGGCCGTCATGTACCTGGCCCAGCCATCGAGGATGACGTTTCCCTGCTTGACGATGGGCTGGGCCCTGCCGTTTGCCAGATCGTCCTGGATGAGCGCGCCGTCCTGCCCCATGTTGCCGAAGGCAATGGAGATGGCGCTGCGCTCTACTCCCTCTGGGGGATGGTTCTCATAGGTGACGACGCCGGGGGCGGCGTATCCCACGGGGCTGGCGATCGGGGGCGCCTTCCGACCGCTCGTATCGCTTTGCAACGTAGCCGACTGGGGCCTACCCGCCTCGTTACCGAGACTGTCGGGCGTAGCGATCCCTTGCTGCGTGAGTGGGGCGGACCTGCTTTCGCTGTCTGCATCCCCGTGGGAATTGGCCTCCCCGCTGCCGCCTACATCATCAACCGGCGTGGAACGCTGGGCTTCGACGGCAGCAGGGATATCTGCGACCTGACCATTGAGGGCTTGGGGGGTGGTCAGGTCGCTGCCAGCCTGGGTCAGGGGCTGGGGTTCGGGTTTGGTGATGGACGAAGCTCGGACGAGTCCGAGAGAGGTATCGGACAGCAGCGCCGATATGGTGTCGGGCCGCTCTTCCCCCTGCTCGTCGTCGCCGGAAATAAAATTTTTCTCGTTCATATTCGCCAGGCCGAGCATTTCGGCATAGGCGTTCGAGCTGTCAGCCTTATCGAGGATCTTGCGGACGCGCTTGCCCTCGCCGCTCTCATCGAGGCTGTCCTCGACATGGGCTTTCATCAGGGCTTTGAGCGCGGACCAATCCCCGCCATTGGCAGTTACCAGCTCACGGAACGACGCAATGACTTTGGCGTCCTCCAGCTGGCGCTGAATGATCGGATAGGCCTCGGTCATGATGTCCTTGAGGAACTTGCTGCTGAGCATCTACGCCTCCACCACTTTGCAGCCGGCCGCAGCGTCGAACACCGCACGCGCCTTCCGCGCCTGGTCGATAGTGCCGGTCCAGGCATGCTTGGGATTGTCCGTGAGGAAGCCGCCCGACCAATGAAGCCACTGATTGCCAGCGCGAAGCCGCACCATGCCCGTATGGGTCTTGGTGGTGACGCCGAACATCTTGTCGGCGGTGGATACCTTGGAGCGGATGGGATCGTGGACGAACATCTAGGCCCTCCCGACCAATGCGATCGAACGGGGCTTGTTCGGGATGAAGGTCACCACGCCGCGCTCCTTGAGCTGGTTGACGACCCGGTTGACCGCGCTCTTGCTGGAGAAGCCGACGTCGGCAGCAATCTCTTCATGAGACGGCGCCTGCTCGCCCTTACGCTCGCGTTCGGCCAGGTAGTTGGTGACCGCGATCTGCTGACGGGTCAGGCCGACCCTCGCCGGCGCCGCCCGGAAATCGGCAAGCACCTGGGCAATGTCATCGATCAACTCATCGACGGCGTTGCTGGCAACCTGAGCGGCATGGTTGAACACGAACCACTCCGCCACTGCCCTTGCATCAGTGCTGATTTCAGTGGGGAGGGTCATGCTGCGGCCCTCGCTTGCGCGTCGAGCCAGTCGATCACCCTCTGGTACGTCTCGACGGTGAAGTTGCCGCCGCGCCGAATGCGGGACACAAAGCGATCATCTTTGACCGCTTCCTTGCCCACGAAGCTCTCGCTCTTGCCGGTCGCCGCCATGTACGCATCGATGCGCTGCAGGAGGGACTGCCGGACGGTGTCTGCTGTGATCGTCGTCTTGCTCATGTTTCGCACTATCGGGAATTTTCCCGAAACATGCAAGACCTTTTTCGGGATTATTCCCGTTGGACGTGATTTTTCCCGAAATGCATGGTGGCGGCATGTCTGACGAAGAGCCGACCATCCTGCAGAAGCGCCTTGATCAGCGCCTAAAAGCGACCGGGAAGAAGCCCGCGCCGCTCGCGAAGGAACTCGGCCTTAGCGATAGTTTCATTCGGGACATCCTGCGCGGGAAGACGAAGTCGCCGCGAGCGGAGAGCCTGGACAAGTTGGCCGAGGCCCTGGGCGTCACCAGCGATTACCTCTTGGGCAAGGATAAAGATGGCGAGTTGACCGGCCCCGGCATCATCAGAACCGGCACGCCAGTCTCCTATGCCGGCACGGTCCAGGCTGGCGCCTTCCTCGCAGTTGATGAGTATTTCAACCAAGACCCCGAGGGCGTGCCTGACTACGTTCTACCCGACCCGGCCTATGCGAAGGTCCGCCAGTATGCTTGGCGCGCCCGTGGCGACAGCATGGACAAGGCCGGAATCGTGGATGGCATGTGGGTGGTCGGCGCCGACGCGGCCGATTACATCGACGTCTATGGGGATCTGGTCAGTGGCGACCTTGTGGTGGTCGAGCGCCTGCGCTTCCAAGGCTCAGAACGTGAGCTTACGGTCAAGGAAGTCCACTTCTTCAAGGATCGCTATGAGCTGCGGCCAGTCAGCAGCAACGCCGCGCACGAGCCCATCATTGTGCCGCACAATCACGAAGCCGGAAGCGATGCCGAAGAGGTCAAGATCATAGGCCTAGTGCTGACGGCCTATGCAAACCTGAAAAGGCGGCGATAGCATGGGAACGGCAAAACTCCGCCGCTATTGCCCCGAAGATGACCGGATGGTCTTGGCCGAAAAGCAGACGACAAATCACGTTTTGCACCTGCTGCTATCACTGATCACTGCAGGCTTCTGGATTCCCGTGTGGCTGATCGTCGGGATTTCGCGCGATCTTGGCGCGTACCGCTGCCCGCATTGCGGGGCAAAGACCAGGCACAAGGCGCCAAGAGGATGGAAGCCGCGCCGCCTGCGCGAGGAATACGACTGATCGAGTGCCGCGCCTTCCGTCGCGTCCGTCAGCCCCGCCCAGGCGGGGTTTCTTTTTGCCGTCGATTCGGTCAACACCAAACATTTTCGGGATTTTTCCCGCCACCCTATTGCAATCGGGAAATTTCCCGTTCATAGTTCTCCCCATCAGATCACCGAGGCAATGCCTCTAGAGGGATGGGAAATGAGCAAGGTTCTGGGCAGCGAGATCAAGGTTGGCGACGTGCTTGACGTCTGGTGCGGCAAGGTCCGCATCACCGAGCTGCGCGACTATGACAATGACTTTGCCCGACTGAACTTCCCCAAGGGCGCCCGGCTGGCTTCTTTCGACAAAGGGCCAGGCATGACCATCCCCAACGATGTCAGCTTCGATCTGACCAGCTTCTAACCCCTTCCCCCTCCTGGGCGGCGGGTTTGGCTAATAACCGGCCCGCCGATTTATTCAGTGCCGCATATCCCTGAAGACCTTCACGACCCTCTGATTGAGCGGATCGACGCCGTGATTGCACGGGTCACGTTCGATGACAGCGGAGCCATGGGCCAGGGCGGCAATGGCGGGCTCCTGTCGCGCGAGACCATCCGCGCCGTCGACGAGCTTCGCCTCATCACCAGCGAAATCAAGCGGCTCCCGGCCGCCAAGACGGAGGACTGACCATGGCCAAGAACTTCCACGTCGTACCGGCCGGTGCCTACGCCCCAGACTATCGCCCTGGCAGCAAGCGCCGGAGACACGAAGCGGCAATCCGGCTTGCACAGGAGACTGGAGAACAGAGCCGGGCAACTCTCGATACCTTGATGCGGGAGCAGGCCCTGAAATGGGGCGTGGCGCCGGAAGACGTCGATCTCTTCATCACGAGCCCTGCCGCCTACCGGGCGATGATGGATGAACGTGAGAGGGTCAAAGACGAAGCGGCGCGCAATGCCGTGGAAGGCGGCGCGGCATGAGCCCCGAACCGAAAGTCGTCATGGACGCCGAAGGCAACTGGTTCACCGTCCTTATGGTCCGCACCCGTTCCGGCAAGGGATGGATAGAGACTGTTGTTACTGCGCCTTCTGACCGGGCAGATCGGAAGGAAGCAGCATGAGCGTGCATCTTTCCGACAACCAGGCACTGGCCATGACGGCATGGATCGGCCTGCCCGTTGATTTCCCAATCCTGAGCTTCAAGACCGTCGGCGCCCGTTCGGGCCTGGACCAGCATTTGGTTCGTCGCACTGTTCGCGCCATCGCCCGCAAAGGACTGCTGAAATTTGCCCGATGCAGTTGGAGCGACGACGGCGAGATGATGGGAGCGGGATACGAGCCCACGACTTTGGGATGGGAATATCTCTCCAATTTGGCCGAGCCTTCTGACCGGGCTGGGGAAAGGAAGGCAGCATGACCTTCGAATTCAAGCACCTTGATCGCCTCGGCGATCATCCGCTGCATTTCGCTTTCGTCCTGTCGACCTTCGCTGACCAGATCGCCGCAGGCAACTATCCGGCCGGTCGACGCGTGCCAGATGGCAATGAGCAGTGCTGGATCGTGTTCGATCGTACCGCCCAGCCGGTAGCATTTGCGACCCACTATGTTCCCGACAGTACGGGGCTGATGTGGCTCGACCTGCTATTCGTGGATTGGGATGTTCGCCGCCAGGGCATCGGCGCAGAACTAATTGCGCTCGTCAGCGCAAAGGCGCGAGAGCAGAACTGCAATCGCGTGGAGTGGGGAACCGGTGTCGATAACCAAGCGATGAACTCGCTGTCCCGCAAGGCGGATGCCGCCCATATCGGCAACGCCTACCGCCTACCGTTGGAAGGTGTCGCATGAAGCGCCCCAACGCCAATGAACTCCAGTTCCTCCGCCTCGTCTCAGCAGTAGGCCACAGGCATAGGTTCGGGCCCGAGGACAAAGTCACCAGTGAAGTTCACCGGATGCTGAGAAGCCTCGATCGGCGCGGGTATCTGACGGTGGAATCCGAGAATGAAGTGACGACTGTAACCCTCACTGCCTTGGGGCAAGAGGAGGTGGATCGTGGGTGACCTGATTTTGCCGGTGAAGGGCGCGTATTTCGACGCGGTTGCGGACGGCTCGAAGCCCGAAGAGTTCCGGCTGACCACGCCGTTCTGGCGGAAGCGCATCGAGGGAAAGACTTTCGACAATGTCGTGCTCACCCGTGGGTATCCGAAGGCCAGCGACACAGCACGCCGGATTATCCGTCCTTGGCTCGGGTATCGCATCACGACCATCGCCCATCCCCATTTCGGCACGGAGCCTGTCGAGGTATTCGCTATCAACGTCAGCGGAGCGCCCATCTGATGGCCCGCTCTGTCCCCATCTGGGTTGGTAAGACCGACGACTCAGCAGCCCCGCCCCGCGTTCGTACCCGTGTATTCGAGCGGTGCGCCGGCAAGTGCGGTCAGTGTGGCCGCAAGATCGGAGCCGGTGAAAGCTGGACCCTGGAACACGTCATCGCGCTGATCAACGGCGGACGGAATGCCGAGGACAATCTTGGCGTCACCTGCGGCTGGTGCCTGCCAGTGAAGAACGCCGCAGACGTGGCACAGAAGGCCAAGAGCGCCCGTGTCCGTAAGAAGCACCTCGGCATTCGAAAGGCCCCGACAATGCGCTCTGCTGGGTTTGCCAAGGCCGGGCCGCAGCGCAAGGCATCCACGCCCATCCCCCCGAAATTCCCCGGCGACGTCCTGGCGCGCCCTATGAGGCAGAAGGAAAGAACATGAGCAGCGAACCCCATCCGTTTGATCCAAACGACCCATCCGATGCTATGGCCGATAGCTTCCGCGTTCAGGTCGCAAACATGGCACTAGAGGCAGAGAAGGCCGCAATTTTTCGCGACCTGCCTCCGGCCGAACAGTTGCAATGCATCATGAGCGGCACGCTGACCGGACTGCTTGGCGTCTGCTTCGCCTACATCGATGCTGAAGGGCGGGATGCACTTGTCGAGGCCATCCGTGACTTTGTGCCATCAGCAGCAACGAACGCCGTCGAAATTCTAGACCGGCGCCAGGATGCACCCCAATGACCACACCACAGGCTGTAAGCGAGGAACGGCTGCAAGAAATCCGCGCGCTCACTGGCGGGGAAACTATCCCTCATTACGAGGCCGCTGCCATGGCTCGCGAACTCCTCGCTCTTCGCTCATCTGGAGCAGTGAAGGTGAAGCCTTGGTATCTCGGGGCACAAAATGACGGGCTGTTCATTATCGACACCCCGCCGCGCCCTTCGAATGATGATCAGTGGCATGATCGGACTGACGGCCCAGAACTCGTAATTCCTCTGTCGGGGGTCAGCAAAGATGTTGCGCAATGGATTGTGGATGCTCACAACGCTGCCCTCTCATCTATCGAGCCTGCCGAGCAATATCGGGATGATCTTCGCGCTAAGGGGCAGGAGTTCCTTGAGGCGGCAGAGGCCGTGTTCGACTGGATGAATGGCAACGACTTGTCCGCCGACCATGAGGAACAGCGCCCCGACGATTTCCGCCGCGTTTCTGAGGCACTGGTGGCCTTCCGCACCGCTCTCGCCTCTCCTGCCTCACCCGAAGCTGGGAAGGTGACGGATGCCGCCCGCGATGTTCTGGCCGAGCGCCAGAGGCAGGTCGAGGCCGAAGGCTGGACTTACGAGCATGATGATGATGATGAGCACGGCCAAGGCGAGATGGCAAAGGCCGCTGCTTGCTATGCGTGGTCTGGCTCCGGCCACCATGCGTTCACTGCCCTCTACTCCATGGATACGCGATGGTTCGACACGGCGTCCATAAAGCGCGTTTGGCCGTGGAACATGGAGTGGTGGAAGCCATCTGATCGTCGTCGCGATCTGGTCAAAGCCGGTGCGCTTATCCTTGCCGAAATTGAACGCCTCGACCGCGCCGCCCTCACCTCGGAGCAGAGCAATGGCTAAATTCAAAGTGACGGTTCAGGTCACTGATTACAAAACCATCACGGTTAATGCCAAGACAGCCGAGGAAGCCATGGCTAAAGCCGACGAGCGTTTGACACGGGCTGGCATGTCCACCATCGCCTTCCGTGTCGAGGAGCAGAGCAATGGGTGAGGTGAAGCTGACGAAATATCCGGCGCGCATATTGGGCGACTACATGAAGGTGTACTTCGCCGAGTTTCCCATGGGCGCGGTTCTGCAACCCCCGGAAGGTTGGGCCTTCGTGAAAGTAGGGCAGTGGCGCAAGGGCTGTCAGGATGAGTGCTGGCGTGTCGTCTATCGCCGCGCCGCCCTATCCCACACCCAAGCCAAGGGGGAGGAGTAGAATGGCCAAACCCATTACCAAAAACCAGATGGCTGATTTTTGGCTAGCGGAGTTTTCAGCAACGGGGCACTGCTGCCTTTGCGGGAACAGCGGAATTATCGACACGCGCGGGAAGGTGTTCACAGCCGCCGGCGTCGAGTGCGGGGATCGCGTCTGGTGCATCTGTCCGAACGGTAGGGCAAAGAAGAAGCAAGTCGGGGGCCGCCCATGACCTCTCAGACACACCCGATAGACGGGAAGGGCTTGGAAGCGGCAAAGCAGGCAGAAGTCTTTGACGGCGGTGCAACCGTCGCTGACATGATGACCCACAATGGTTGGGCGGATAAGGTGCTCACTATTGCCATCCGCGCCTATCTCGAAGCCACCACCCCAACCGATCAGGCTGGGATCGAAGCCGTCCGGCACAAATGCGCGAAGTCCGGCCTGCATGATCATGACGGCTGCTCGTGCTCGGATGAAGAGCTGGCGCGCCGCCTGCATGAAATCCATGAAACAATCGGCGTCACGCCGGAGCTTCGCGCTGCCAAGGAGGCCTATGACATGGCAACCAACCATGCTCAAGACCATATTCCCGACGCCGGGGAAATGGTTCCAACCGATCAGGCTGAGTTGGAAGTGGTGGCGTGGCTTAAGAGTCAGGCGACGGAAGCTGAGGCAGATGACATGCATGCGACCGCCGCCATGCTCGACCTCGCCATCGCTAGTATCTCCCAAGCCTCCACTCTCCTAGCCGCCAAGGATGCTCGGATTGCGGAACTGACGCTGGAGCGGGACAAAGCCGACAACGTCCTGGTGGACAAATACCGAGACCCCAAGACCGGGCATTTCAGTTTCCCCGGAGATGTCGCGGCTATCGTTCGTCGCCTCGAAGCCTCCGAAGCCTCTCTAGCCAATGCAGTGGAGGTGCTGACCAAGATCGCGTGCCTGACCCAAACAGAGGGGCTGCTGTGGTGGCAGATCGAAGCCCGCGCTTTCCTCTCGGAGCAAAAGCCATGATCGTTTCCGATGAGATGCTCGCGGCCTTGACGCCGGAGAACCGCCAGCGCCTTGAATGGCGCATGCGGACCTATGCATGGCTGTCGGATCGCATCGCCGGCACACCAGAGGACAAGGAGCAATTCTTGGCGCTCTGGACCGTCGCAATCGATCGAAGCTTCTATGAAGGTACGGTCGAGGCCGGGATACTGGTTGCGAAGATGGCCGAGGGGATATCCCAACCTGTGCCGCTTAGCTTTGTTGCAGGGAAGATCAACGAGCTGGCCGAGATGAACCGCATCAGCGACGGCGAGGTGCCGTTATGACCTCAATGCACCGTCCTGATCTTCCCCATAAGCTCTCGCCATTGTCCTATGAGGGCTTCGATCTTGGCCGTCTTCTCGTGGTGTTCCTGGGCAATGTTCAAGAGGATGCATATCTCCGCGTCCATCATGCCGAGGTCGGATTCCGGCTTCATGCCGGCCGCAACCATCCTCTGGTAGACCGCAAGGGTCTGCCGGGACTTGATGATCCGCTGATCGGCTTCTTCGGGGGTCATGCTATCGTGTGCTCAAACGGCACCAGCGCAGTCAATGGAGGCGAGTCATGAACATGCGGGAGAAGATCGCGCGGGCGATGTGCTGGAAGAACCAGATGGACCCTGATGCGAAGAGCCACATCAACGGCAACGCTTGGCATTGGGAAGACTACCTGCCCGACGCCGATGCCGCTCTCGACGCCCTCATGGAGCCGACAGATGAGATGCAGAATTCTGGCTTCGCGGAGTACGGTCCTGGCGCATACGATGTTGCGGGACCGGAGACAATCTTTAAGGCCATGATCCGCGCCGCCAAGGAGGGGAAGTGATGACCAAGGCAGCGGTCTTCACGCAAGGCGATATTTCCAAGCTCCTGAAGGGCGCCAAGGCCGCCGGCATGTCGGTCAAGCGCGTCATCATCGATCGATCCGGCCAGATAGTTGCCGACTTCGGGGAAACCGATCAAAGTGCCGGCCAGCCCAATGAGTGGGACGAAGTGTTCAATGCCCAAGAAGAGCGGCCTGCCAAAAGGCGTCACTGAGTTTCAGGACCGGCACGAGAAATGGCACCTCCGCTACCGCGCGAAGGGCCAGCAGACCTATTACTTCAAGACCAGGCCAGGGCAGGATGGGTTCTGGGAAGAGTATGAGCAGGCCAAGGCCGGCAAATCCGGCGCGCCCGCAATCCGCACCAGCATGCGGACAAAGCCCGGCACCATCTCTGCCTTGATCGCCGTCTATTACGGCACGCCGGAGTTCACCGGCCTGGCCCTTAGCTCGCGCAAGACCTATCGCAACATGCTCGAGCGATTCCGCGAAGCCCACGGCGACAAGCAAGTGGCCACCCTCACCCGGGCACACATCAAGGCGATCATCGGCAGCATGTCGGCAACGCCGGCCGCAGCCAACAACCTCCTGGACCGGCTCCGCGTCCTTATGAAGATCGCCATGGATGATGGATGGCGCGCCGATGACCCGACCTATCGGGTGAAGGGCTTCAAGATTGCAGGAGATGGGTTTCACACCTGGAGCGAAGACGACATCGCCAAGTTCTGCGAGCACCATCCCATCGGCACCAGCGCGCGCCTTGCCATGGGGCTGATGCTCTATACCGGCCAGCGCCGCTCCGACATGGTCAACATGGGCTGGCAGCACATCAGCGGCGACAGGATCCGCGTCCATCAGCTCAAGACCGACGCCATGCTGTCGATCCCGATCCATCCCGACCTGGCCGAAATACTGGCCCAGGCGCCGAAGACTGACATGCCGATCCTGCAGACACAGTTCGGCAAACCCTTCACGGCCAATGGTTTCGGCAACCGGATGCGCAAGTGGTGCAATGATGCTGGCCTGGCCGAATGTACCTCGCACGGGCTCCGCAAGGCAGCCGCGCGCCGAATGGCCGAAGCAGGGTGTAGCAACAAGGAGATCATGGCAATCACCGGTCACCAGACCGACAAAGAGGTCACGCGCTACACGAAGGCAGCGGACCAGATTAAGCTCGCGGATCGGGCCATGAAGGCGATCGGCGGCAGTTAGCCAAGGCTGGCAGAAAGGCTTTTTGAATCAATTCGGCAATTTTGGGCGGTTAGCCATTCCAAGTATTTGACAATTCAGGATCGGGGCAGTCCAGTCCCCTCCACCACCACCAAAAAAGACCTCTATTAATCAGTGCCTTACAGGGCGGTTAGCCAAGCGACTTTTTCAAATAGCCGTTCTTGTGTTCACGCTATATACGCCCCTACCCCTCCTGATCCTTCATCCATGGATATTCCACCGGAGGCGTGATCTTCGCGGCCTTGCGTCTCGCATCACGCTCTGCCTTGTTCCTGGCGAGCTTTTCGGCGTGTTGACGTTGCTGCTGGTCTTTGAACTCCTGGGCCTTTTTAGAAGCCTCTGAAGCACTCCATTCATTGTTCCACATATCTGCCTCCATTCTGGAACAGAGACGGAACATTGGAATCGGGCGGCGGTCAATTCACGACCGGGCTACTTCTTCTCCCCCGGCCCTTTCCACGCATCAATAAGCCGCACCGCCGCGCCCATGAGCCACCAGGACAGCAGGGCCGTGAGCGTCGTGGCGGCAATGTCCGTATCCAGGGACTGCGGCCACTTGAGATATTCGCGGGTCTGTCCGCCGAAGATGAACCCGGAGATGATGGAAAACCCCGTCCGGGTCCAGAATTCAGGCTTGGTCTTGGGAGGTTGGAAGATCAGGGCCAGGACGGCCCCGAAGACGGATGCGACGAGCTTAATCGCCATCGCGGTTGCGAGCTCGACCGACATGTCTACCTCGCTTCCGTGAAAGGAGGTGTTCTCCTTTTCGCACATAGAGAATGCACAACCCCGCGAATGCCGCGCCAAGGATCAGCAGCGCCCCCATTATCATATCCGATCCTCTGCAATCCGGCGGTGCCGCCGATCAGGATGATGACGAGCCAGTTCACCACCTCAAGCAATACGGCGTAGGCAGTATGGTCGATATTGTGAAAAATCTCGACGGATCCGGCGAGCCTGATCATGTTGAGCAACAGCATGACCTGGAACAGCCGCCAGACCCACATTTCCCATCTGTGCCGGCCGAAGAAATAGACCGCCAGACAGACCGCCGCATCAAGCCCTCCGGCGAATAGCTCGGGGTGCGGGCCGCCGAGCCTCCAGTAGACCGACGACGCAATGAAGACGCCGGCACCACAGGCGAGCCACAATTTCGCCCGCCATTGACCGAAACCGACCAAGGCGCCAACGGCATAGCCAATGAGCATGATGCCTTCGACCTGGGTCATGATCAGCGCCCGCCACCGCTCAGAATGCCGATCTCTCCCTCGCCAGGCGTGGCCGGTGGCAGGTCAATGCCATATTCCTTGGCCACATCCGTCATGCGGTCGTGAAGGTCCAATAGCGCGGCGGAATGGGCCGTGGTGAGGGCAACCAGTTCAGCATGGAACTTGCTGACCTTGAGGATGGGAGCTGAGCCATTGCCAGAGATGGCTTTGAACTCGTCCTTGAGCTGGCGCGAGTCGCGGACATTGTGCCATGCCCGGCGCTCGATTTCGGCAAGGGTGTCGGCAATGGCCTGCACGGCCTCTGAGGTCTGCATAATGATGGTCCTATTGATGGGGGATCAGGAAGGCGGAGACGCTGGCCGCCAGGAGGAATTAGCGCTTGGCCATTGCCGCAGCGAGAAGCTTGCCGCCGAGGTCGGTGACGGCCTTAGCGCCGAAGTAGAAGCCGATGATGGTCAGCACGATACCGTTGACCATGGAGCCGGGGTTTTCGGTTACACCCCAGCCGAGCACGGTGTCCCAGATCAGCAGCTTGGCCACGACGATGGTGGCGCAATAAGCCATGAGCGACCGCGGGGAATACCAGCGATCGGACTGGGCGGCTTCGCGCGCCAGGGCGATCTGCCCCTCGAAGAACGCGATCTGGCGCTCGGCCTCAAGCCGCTCGGCATCGTTCTGGGCATTGAGTTTGGCCTGGTAGGCCGCCAGCAGCGGCTCGGTGAATTGCTTCACGATCCCGCCGCCGAGCCAGTTCAGGATTGGGCCCAGCATCAGGTGGCCCAGCCCTTGGACTTGGCATAGGCGTAGACGCGCTCGGTGATGCCGGCAATCGCCGCGCCGCCGACTACCATGCCCCAGTTCACCGCCTCGGTGACGATCTGGATTACGTCGGGGTCAGTGGCCAACTGATCGGCCAGTTCGGGCGTGAAGACCCCAGCACCAACCAGCACACCGGCCAGATACCGGAGCGCGATGCGAATATACGGTCCCATGATGGGCCTCCTATCGTTTGAAGATTGCGCGGAAGATGGCCAGTAGGGCGGCCAGGAGTGGATGCAGACCCTGCCCTGCGGCCTCAGGCGGCTGCGGCGCTTCATCGGCTTCCTTGGCCACCAGAACCGAGGCAATCGCCTTCAGGGTCTTGGGCCCGGCCTTGCCGTCGATGGTCAGGCCATGACCGGCCTGGAACAGCCGAACGTTGGCCTCGGTCTCGGCGCCGAAGCGTCCGTCGATTCCGCTGTTGAAGATGAAGCCCAGCGCTTGCAGATCGGCCTGGAGCGCACGAACCACCTCGCCCTTCATCCCGGCTTCGAGAATGGCGGCGCCGGTCGGAACAACGGCCTTGGGCGGCAGAGCCTTGCCGGTGGCGGCATTGATGCCCTTTGCATGCTTCACGAAGGCAGCAGCGGCCTTGACGTGGTAATTGTTGGCGCGGAAGCTCTTGCCATTGTAGCGCTCGACTGCCGGCGCCCAGCTTTCGGGATCGCTGAAATCCTTGCCCACCAGGTGCCGGGCCAGCCCCCATGATTTCAGAAGCGTCACCATGGCCAGGAGCTGTTCGCGTTCCCCTTGCTTCATGGTGGAGAACATGGCCTCGGCTGATGCGAAGCCAGCAGCCTTGTGGTTCTCGCCAAGGATCTGCGGCAGGCCGTAGGAGGCGGAACGGAAAGCAGGCTCGCGGGCGATGCCTATAGCCTTCTCCAGCCGGGGATAGCTGTCGGCGGGATAGTTCCGCTTCCACTTGGCATAGGCCAGGCCAGCAGCCACGGCTGCGGCCCGGAGAGCGCCGGCAAGGTTCCGATAGAAGACGTGTGGCTCGAACAGCATCTTGGGCCGGTTCTTGCTGTCGAAGCCCCTGCCCGCTGCCTCGACCTCGAGGAAGGCCAGCAGCACGGCAGTTTCAATGCCGAGCACGCGCGCAGCATCGCCAACGTCGCCCTGGGCAAGGCGGCGCCCGGTCCCGATGAAGTTCATGGGATCACCTATTGATGTGAGAAAAGAAAGAGGCGGCCCAGAGGGACCGCCGATAGTAGTCTCAGGTCGAGCGACGTGTTAGTGGTGGCTCATGACCGAGAATGGACAACTCACCAAGCGCTTTGACGTTCTGGACAGCTGGCGCGGGCTGGCAGCACTGTCTGTGGCCCTGCTCCACTATCCGGCTTGGCGGGGCTGGGAAGGCGCCGAAAACAGGGATGTCTGGGCAGTCGCCGTGCCGTTCTTTTTTATGCTGAGTGGCTTTGTTCTCAGCCATTCCTTGCATTCGCGCGAAACCTCGACCTTTCGAGCCTACTTTGTGCGCCGCGTTGCTCGATTGTACCCGCTTCACATTGCGACGGCATTTGCCATGCCTCTAATGGGCGTCCTGGCAAGCGTGTTGTTGGCCACCGCCTTCTGGTTATCTTCCGGGGCCTTTGAAGTTCATTTCGACGGCAGTCGCTACAGCATGCAGAGCCTGGCGGACCAACTCTTGATGCTACAGTACATCGGCCTCAGTGCAACAGCGTGGAATCCGCCCGCATGGAGCCTGTCAGTCGAGTTTTGGTGCGCCCTCTTGATGTTCCCGCTCTTGGCAGCAGTCAAGTCCCCTGGGAAAACGTTGGTCTCGATCATCGTCGTCTTGGTGTGTTTCGTGCCCTACTATCTTGACGGGGGCTTCCTGAAGCGACCTGGCGCCGATCTCTTTGGGATTGCCTATTTGAACGCGGCACCCTTCTTGGGACTGGGGT